ATCACACTTGCTTCGGCAACTGCGCCAGCACCAGAAGTGGCGGTCACGGGGACATAACCACGTTGCTGGAAATAGCGCCAACCCGGAATTGCAAGGACAGAAGTGGGGCCACCCTTGGAAGCGTTATTGCTACCGCTGTCATTGGTGTCAATGTTGCGATACCAACCGTTCAGGGGCTCGGCCCAGTTACCGGGGTAAATTTTCTTGGCGGACAAATAGGTCATTTATCTCTCCTGAATGTTTATTTCTATAGATTATCAGATGGTGCCGTCATCAGTGACGAAGCTGAATGCAGTGGTAACGAAGTCCTTGTTCAGGATCTCGAAGCCAGCATACAGTTGCCAGATGAGGATGATGAAGCGGCTGAAGTCATCGTTGTTGTTGATCAGCACCTGAGCGTTGGGGCCGCCGATACCAACACCAAGGGCTTGAGGGCCAAAGAAGTAACCTTGGGCAACCTCTTCAGAAGCATAGGTAGCAGCACCACCGGAATCAAAGGTGGCCTGAACGTTCTTGGTCGGGAAGTTGGTGGACTCGAAGAACTTCACGCCTTCAAACTGAACGCCAGTAGGCATCACGGGCTCACCAGCCAGGAAGTAGGCTTGGCCAGCCTGGGGACCCATGTAGAAGCTGGAGTTGTTAGGCATCATGGGATTACCCATGTACATGCCTTGACCAGGATTACCAGCGTAACGTGCGATCTCGCGGAAGTCACTGTCACGACGCAGATGCATCATGAAGGTGGGGTCGCAGATGCAACGATAGAGACCGTCAGCGTAGGTAGGAACGTTACGCTTACGGAGATCCTTGACAACAGTCAGAAGGTCGGTGCGAACAGAGAACTGCTGGACTTGATTGCCATACTCAGCAGAGGTGTAAGCAATACGGCCAGAAGAATCTTTGGTCTTACCACCAGCGAAGTAGTAACCGCCTTGAGAAGTAGAAGCAGCACCGTTGGCTTCAGCTTTGGAGAGTTCGTCGATGAAGACGCGATCACGCCAGCGGCGATAGTCGTCGAGCAGGGTCAGAGAACCGATGCTCTGGTGGAACATGTTCAGGTTACCGGTATCCAGCAGCAGACGCTGGGCGGTAACAAGAGTTTCGCGGGCAATCTTGAAAGTAGAAGGCTGGGTCGGATCACCCGGATCCGCAGGGCCAGTGTACTCTTTCAGCACAACAAGCACCTTCTCTTTGGTGATGTTGCGGCTGTTGGCGGTACCAATGGTCTGGTCGGACACGCGCTCACGGCTGTCCTTGGTACCAGGAGTACCCCAGAACTTATAGCGGTCTAACTGAACAGTTTGACCAGGCTGACGAGTAAAGTCATGGACTACCACAGGCTCTACAGCCATTTCGGCAATGTAGGCAGGATGCGGACGGTAAAGTTCCGCACCAAGAATCTTGGGAAAGTCGGTATCAATGAACACTTTTGTTTATCCTCCAGGATCGCAGGAAATTGTTATCGGGTGGAAGATTCAGACATTCGATTTTAATGTCTTATCTAACACAAATTTTAGCAGCCGGTAATTTTACTAAACTACCGGCTATTTATCACTCCATTACAAACAATTTGTTTGCAACAGTTTGAGGCTGAGCTTGGTTCAGAAGGCGCCAGGCATTCTGAGGGTCAACATTCATTTGTTCGCTGAAGCTGCCCCAGAAGTTTTCAGGAGACTGGGGAGCTGCTGCTGCCGGAGGAGCAGGGAACTGATTGTTAACTGCAGGTTGAACTTCTTGCGTGGGATAACCACGGGTTTCAAGCTGAGCTTCGTTTTCGTACACGGGGTACGGACCTTCCGGGCCGAAGAACTTTAGAGTGTAGTCACTCAGAACATCGGGGTTGGTCAGGATTTCGTTGTAAGCAAGGTTCTCTTGGTGCTCGTTTACAGCGAAGTTGGCATAGCCTTTAATCGCCTCTTGAGCGCGACTTCCCCACGCCACGGCGCTGTCGAGCATTCCTTCCAGGTTTAGTGCGTACTGGTTCAGAACTGCTGGAGCCTCGATCCCGAACGCGTCCATCACCTGACGGCTCTCGTTGCTCATCCCCACCAGGTCGGCCACCTGCTCCAATGATGGAGTTGAGGAGGTTTGGGAATAGTTGGGCGAGGATTCCTGGCTGGGAGACCAGGTCAGCGGAGCCGATTGTTGCGTAGCTTGGTTGCTGGGTTGACCGTAATTCGCCGGGGTATATTGTGTCGTCGGCTGAGAGGGTTGACCCTGGAACGGGGACTGGACTGGAGCGCTCAGTAGATTCACCACCTTGTTGAACGCCGACTCCCAGGGGTTGGCCTGAGGTGCCGCCGGTTGGGATTGGGGGGCGTACTGAGTAGGGCTGGATTGGTAGCTGGGGGCTGCCTGAGGTACCGCTTGGGGGTAGCTCGTACCCACTTGATACTGACCCGGAGCCGCCTGCGGTGCCACCTGCTGAGGTGCCGGAGCTGCCGCCACGTAGCTGCTGGGGGCGACTGCCGCTGGTACTTGGCTCGTCGGTTGGGTCGATTGGACGGTAGCGTCCTGCATAACTCATCTCCTTTTGTAAAGCTTCTAACGTCCGATATAGATATGGTGTCAAATCTAATCGGGGATCCGCAGCCATCGGAAGATCCGGTGATTGCGGGTGAGGGGTTTGCATCATTCCCCCCACAAGGCGAGCGAATTGAGAGTATGCACCCTGTAGTTCGTTCACCATCCTGAACGGGAATCCGGATAACATCTCGGCCCGCTCCTCATCCGTTTTTGAAGGGAAGAGGTACTTCAGTGCTTCAATGCTATCAACACCTAATTCCTGCAGGTTACGTACAACGATGGAATTGTTCAAGATATCTTGAGTCGAGTCCTCATAAACAGGACCCATCCAACGCCATTGAATTGTAACGTCACCATCGGGAATTAGTCCCATGACACCAGGAGGAATCTGTTGTGTCTGAAGAATGGCCATCATCAATCGTTTGACCTGTTCTTCAAACATCTCCATGGCCTGGTTGTAAGCGGCCATGTCTTCTTGAGTAGATGTCTCAGGTAGATCCATTGGTTTCTCTAGCCCTGCGGCTGCAGCCAATGTTTCCTTAAACATCTTTTCTTCCTGATAAATAATTAACTCCAGACAACGACAGATACCATAAGTATATATCGAGTTTGCTTTCTTTTTCGATGTTGCGGCCACACGACCAAACTGTTCTAATCTCTTCTCGATATTGCCTTGAGAATGCATTCTGGTCACCAGTAATGGCATCTGGGACAATATAACCAACTCGATCATTAGGCTCCAGGTTGGCAATAACCCTTGGAACTCTGATCTGACCATCGATTCCTCTGGAGATAGGATCTGCCTTAAACCTTGATTGACTTAATGGTCCAGCACCACCAAACCCTGAGTTTGCTGCAATAGACGGACGTTGAACAACAGCTTCTCCACCGGCTTCCATCAAATCAGTTTTTGGCCTGGATGAAAGAAGGGTTGGATTACCAAAGAATTGCACATTCTTCCGCATGGTGCGGATCATTTCATCATGCGTGCAGATATGATTTGCCAGTGCATCAAATTCACCAACACCTTCTGCAGAGAAGCCCTTTGCATTATTAAAGATTTCTACACAAGGGATAAAGCCAAGTGTATTTTTGAATGTTTTAGTTTTACCACCCATCGCCTGATAGTTGGTATCAAAAGAAAGTTCGCCCTCTGAATGTGTTTCTTCAATCGTCTTACGTTTAATTGACAAACGAATATATCTCTTAGCACCAGCATTGCCCATACTTGCTGGACCATTGATGCTAGCAGTATCAATGTCCTGTTGATATCCCATGCCACGACGAACTTTATAGCTGTAGATGATCACAACTTCATCCAGCTCACCGTCAATGTTGTAGAAGCTGCGATACTCGTGGCGACGGAAATAGTACAGCCTGTAGTTTGTCTGCGTGGGCCGGATATAGAACATCCCCTGGCCATCGCACAAAAAATAATCCCAGATCGAATCTAAACGTGTGTCGAGTTGGTTGTATTTGATTACACGGGTGACAAAATCTTTGCGCTGATTACCAAAGTTATCTTGAGCTGGGAAAAATTCAACACCCTGACGGATGCCGAAAAGTTTCATCTGAGCCAAATGTGACGCAACAATTCCAGTATCAATTGCATCCCCACCATCCTTTTCGAGGTAGGAATCAATAATTTCTTTAAGCCTGGATTTTGCGTCGCCAGCCATTAACTATCCTTCTTTTTTTCTTTGTATATCTTAGCAGGCAAAACAGTTTAATAGGGATAATATGACATCACACTACGCCCGCCGTAAGCATGTTGAGGTATTTTTTGTAGACCCTCGAACAAACCTTGAGGTTCACCTGTTGTCAATCTAGTGCCAGCCCTGATTAAGGAATCCGAGACTGCGGGGATAATCCCTCCAGGCATTAAAGATGTTACTACACCGGCGATGCCGCCAAAAGGATCTGTTACCAAGGAATCGGCTGCTTTAGCTGTTTCTTGAACAAATGATCCACCCTTGGAACCCGTTTTAATATTGTTTTTAAGGTTAGTCTTGGTTGCTTTGCTAAAATAAGGAGCAAATTTACCAGCCAAACCAATACCTGGAATAGGCATTATTTTTTCCTATTTTTATACATTCTAGCAACCCTACCAGCTTTTTTAGCTTTTTCTGTATTAGAAACAAACTGTTTTCCTTTACGGCTGCCTTCTCGTTTCTTGCTATCTGTTTCTTCCCTCTCATCTTTAGACAATGAGGCCCAGGCTTTTTCTGGAAGGTAGCGTTTAGTGTAACCTTTTTGAATTGCTTTATCTGCCACGTACAGTTACCTCCCCACCTGGCTGAACATTCATTGAGTATTTAAAGGGTGTTCCGTAACCTTGTTGAACTAACTTGCGTCCAATATCTGCAGGACTTATAGGCAAGAAATAGCTAGATTCAGCAACACCTTTAAAACCCCCCTTACTCTCAGGTGCGTAACTAAAATCATATTGCTCATCAATCGTACGGCCTTGACTGCCAGCCAATGGCTTAGACCAGAAAGAACCAAGTGAATTTTTCAACTGCCAACGCTCTCCTTTGTCAATGGGCAGTTGCGCCTTGTGAGGTGAAGGTGAATCAGATATTCCACCATAATAAACGGGTATTTTACCTCTAAGAATATTCTGTCCTATATAGGCTGGATTATTTGGAGAATTGATTTGATATTGGCGATATTCGGGATCTTGAAAAAGTTTTTCTTGTTCTTGAATGTCAGAATATAACTGTCTACCAACCCTTGGGTCAACCTGCATTCCTTCAGCGCCCGTTCCCGACAAATACCGAAGCATCATATTGGTATTAAGATCGTATTCATTCTGTAAATTAGGACGTTTTTTATAAAAAGAAGAAACTTTCTCGACATCTTCTTTATTTGCAAGTAGAAGGCCAATTGGATTAGCTCCGGCCACAGCAGTTGCTCGCAGCGCGTTCATCACTTGACCTTGGGGTGCAAAGCGGCCAGGTGTTCCAGGGGGCGAGTCTCGCGTCTCTATTCGACGACGAATTTTCTCATTATAATCTTTTTGCGCTCTCTGACTGGCTGTAGTAATGGGAGATGCCGTGCCACCACCTGGCAACCATCCTCCCAGCCGCTTATCAGCTTCTGAATAACCTTTCTTTATTTTATTTAAAAAGCCTTGAAATAGTTCCATTATTCAAATTTTTAATAAATTACGTTTATTTAGAATCTTTATATTTCTTGGCGGCAGACTTAGCTTTCTTTCGTTTCTCGTACTCGTCTTTTGTCATCCATTTTTCTTTGCCCCATTTCTCAAGCGACTTCTGTTTCTCTCCTTTACCTCCTTTATATCCACCACCCGCTTCTTTGTACTCAGAAGCAAGAAGCTGGGCCTTCCTAGCACTCCACTGACCTGGCTTCCCTCCTTTGGAACCTTTCATGATACGGTTTTTGATCCGTTCACGAAGCTCAGGCTTGGAATACTTGCTGTCGTCTTGGGCCATCAGGAGACAAACTTATTGTTAAATCCCATGGGCATATTCATGCCTGCCATCTGCATGCCACCCATATTCCCAATGGCTCCAGGGAGGTTGCTGCCACCGCCAGGAGACATGACCTGAGGGAGTTGGGGGCCAGGGAAATACATCTTCTGAATCTGTGGCGCAAACTCAGGATTGGCATTCATCAGGCGCTGCACGTCTTCGGGGCTCAAACCCTTGCGAGACCTACGAGAATCGCCTGCAGCACCACGGTTAATGTCAAAGCTAGGGTTACCCGCTACCAGGGAGCCAACGTTGCCTGGAGCGCCGGGGATGTTTTGTTCGCCGCCGTAATACATAACTGTGTCCTACAGTTCCTTTATTTTAACCTTCCTGAACTTCGTATTCAGCAGGATCATTAATTTTCCAAAGATAAATGCCGTTTTCTTTCAAACGCCACTCAAGAACATCACCTTCTTGCCAGTTAAGTTCTTCCGTTAATTCTAGCGGCAATTCAAGAAA